TTACCGCAACTGCACCTGAAGCCGTGCCTACAGTGTAGGAGGTCAGAGAATTAGAGGTAAACGCTTGCAAGCCGCCAAAATTACCTGAGATTTGCGCACGTTTCCATGCAGTATCAACAAGGTTATTTGAGCCGCTAGCCAAACCAGACTGAGTATCAGCAAGGTTAGTTACACTGAACGGGTTCATTACCGCAAACATTTCACCATCAACACCGATAGAGTTCATCAGTGCACCAGGGTAAGCAACATCACCCCAAGCATCAATCTTGGTACCAATAGTACCACTGGTTAAACCAGCGTTCTGCACCATCTTTGTACCAAGCTCATTTTCAAGCTCACTTACAAGCTTTTTCTGCGCTGGCATCAAGATTTGATCAAGCTGGTTAAGCTCTAAAGCTTGCTCGACAATTTTCCATTCAACCCAGACAGTAGCCATATTACTAGTGGTCGCTGTCGCAGTTGCAGAGATAAGGTTAGATGTAGATGCGGCTGACAGATCACCGTCAGAAGTACGCTCTACAGCGTATTGATGAGGGCGTTTTAACTGTACAGTTTCGCCTGAGTTTTCGTTAATATCGCCTTGAATCACCTGACGATCAACAGTGTTTAATAGTACAGCGGAGTCCATGAAACCCGGAATGAATTTCTGTAAGACGATCTCACTGACGTTTTTATCTAAATTATTAGCCATTTTTAGCCTCGTTTAATTTGAGCATTCGGAAACCTCGATCTAAACGCATCTGGCTCACCTGCTGGCAAACCTTGAAGCCCTTTAACGGGTTCCGGTGCTGAACTTATATTTCGCGTCAAGGCTTTAGACTGTATACCATCAAGCTGTCGCACCATATCAACAACACTTACCGCATTATTGACGCTATCGAAATCAGCAGGATTCTGGGCTAAATGGTGAATCAATGGCGCTACATTCTCATGTGACATTATGATTTCACTCAGCTCAGGTCTTACACCCATTTGCTGCAACCTTAAAGCACTCTGATCAACTTCAGCAAAACTAATGCCATGCTGTTCAGCGTTCTTTTTGGCTCTCTCGATAACAGCTAATTGTTCTTGCTGCTCTTGCTCTTGTAACTGTCTTTGCCTTTCAGCCTCTTTAGCGGCCTGCATTTGCGAATCGACAGCGTTTTGTACTAAGGCTTTCTGATAATCTTCATAAGCTTGACGATACTTTTCAGGATCATCATATTTTAAATCTTCATCAGGGGCTTGCGGTATAGCCTGTTGTTGACCCGCTTCCAGTTCTTTAAGTCGCTGCTGAACTTCTTCCAACTGCTTTGAAGCCTGTTCTGCTTGCGTCTTAAACTCATACTTTTGCGCTGTTATATCGTTAATGCGTTTTTGAAACCATTCCGGCTCATTTCCGCTTGTGTCATTTGATTCCGGTTGAACATCCGTAGAAGGTGATGAGTCTTCAGTTGCCAAAACGTCAGTTTCTGCATTCATCTCGTTTTCTTCACTCACTTAAAGCTATCCTCATTAACTTTAAACCGCGATAAGGTCGCGTACCTTAAAACCAAGTATAAATAAAATTGATTAAAGGTCAATTTTATATCAATCTATCTGACATCCTTTCAATATCATCAATAGCCATTGATACCGACTCATTCGATATTTTCTCAGTCTCAGCCAGCTTTTTAGCCGTGTCAGCATTCGTATTATTTATATCCGCCATAGCTTCAGCCTCACTGATGCTGGTATTCCTTTGCTTATCTTCAATCTTGGCAACCTCAAGCTGTAACTGCATTTGCTTGTTGTTCGCGTCCATCATATCAGCCTGTGCTTTGACCATTTCGGCTTCTGCTAATACCATAGCTGGATCAGGTTGTTGTGGCTGGCTCATCATTGCCATCATTTGTTCTTTTTCCTGCTCGGTCATTTGACTTTCAGGAATCTTGCCAGCCTTGAATAGCTGTTCTCTAGCCCTTTCAGCAGCCTTATCCATACCTGGTGCTGATACATTGCGCATGAATATATCAATGTTGTTTTCAAGCGTACCAGGCGCGACTTTTTGCATTTCAAGTAATGAATTATTAGCCGCTTCCATCTTGTTACTGAACATAGCACCCATTGAGCACGTAACTGTGTAATCGCCTACTATGTCGTTTTTAGATACCCATTCGCCAGTTTGCTGGTCCTGAACCTTGTCATTCAATGTAACCATATCCATCGTGCCGTCTTCGCTAGCCATCAATATATCCCTGCGAGTATCGTAGACTATTGGCGCACCATCCAATAAGACCTTGCACAAATAAGTAATACCTTTTGCTATATCGACATAAAAGGAGCTGTTACCGGTGTCACCCTTGTTCTGTTGTAGTTCAATAGCAACGCCTGACTGAAGACCTGGATTCTTGGCAAGGTTAGCCGCATACATTCCCGCAATGGCCTCGATATTACTGGACGCCTCTTGAGCGGTTGCTGCTAATGACGGGTTAATTTGAGGGCCGCCTGTCTCATACGGTGGAGGCGCATCCTTATCGACTTTGTAGAATTCTACAGGGGCGGCGCTGGTATTCATCTTGGCTAACGAATCCTCATTCCCTTCTGCCTGTTTTTCAGTCATCCATATCTTTTTACGTGGGGCCAGTGCGCCTTCTTCAATCTGCCTTGATACTGCATAGTTAAATACCCGCTGAGGGTCCATTAACTTTTCAACGATCCTACGCCATGTAATCTTGTCCTCGATAATCTCAAAACAGTGATAAAACGGGACTACAGGTAACAAGCTAAATACAGTAGGCTTTTCATCTTCAAGCCAGCCTGCAGCATCAAATATTCTTGAATAGACTTTTACGTCATCAACTTCACGCTCTTTAATCGGCATGATTCCAACCAATGCCAGATCATCCATTATTTTCAAAGAAGCCTCTTTCTCGAAAACATCGCCATTACTCATCTGCACCAATGTCTTTTTGGTGCGTTTTTTGTATAGAATTTCACCAACGGTAATGACTTTGCGCTTGCCTTCTTGGTAGTAATCTTGCTGCCTGCCATCGTCTAAGCTTTGTTTCTTACCTTTCGGCCATTTCTTTTCGTACTCTTCAGTGGTCACAGCCTGTAATACATAAACATATTCAGCATCAGACCTATCTTGTTCCTCAGAGTTAGGATCGAAGTAAACCCGATCAATGGCATTCGGAATGTATTTCACAATTAAATCCTGATCGAATGAATCAGGCTTCGAATAATCATGTATAACCCGGCAACAATCAAAGCCGGTAGTTGCAAGCTTGCGAGCTACTTTCTTGTAAATGTGAGAGGCATCACTCCAAACCTGAATTGATCTTACTAATGAGTTAAGCGTTTCAGCGCGTGGCTTGGTCGCTTGACCGCCTGCAGGACTCACCTTTGCTGCAAATTCATTCTGCTCAAGCTCACCAACTAGCGCATCAAGTATAGGCGTTGTTCTGTCATACTCATATCGTGGTCTTCCAGCACTTCCCCATTTCTTCCAAATTTTATCTTCCCACTGGCCGCCCTTTTTGGATATAAATACCTGGCACTTCCTACCCGCGTCACGCTCGTCTTTTTCATTCGATTGAATCTTTGACAGTTGTTTTTTAAGCCAATCTAAATCATCGTACTTCATTACCATCCGCTCTCAAAGTTTATAGGTTTTGATTGTGTCTTTTCTGGAGTGTAATTGGTCTGTAACATCATTACAGCGTCACCCATGCCTGGAGATGGTATACCAAGCTTCTTCATCTCCTCCTTACTCATTATCTGTTTTAATCCCGTGCCATTTGGCTTACGCGGAATCCTTGTTATCTCTGACTTAAAGTTATCAATGCTCTCAATCCCATCAGAATCAAAGCTTATCATGTCATCAGGGTCAATATATTCGCCCTTTACAACGCATCTGTAAGTGTTGTAGCACCGATCTGCCAGCCTGTAATAATATTGCGCTCTATTGTTTTTAAATGTCTCAGCATAGGTTACAGGGTTTTTGTCTTCTTTCTTATCGTCATCCATGTAAATATCATCGGCATTGTCTTGCCCTTTGCCAGATAGCGAGCCTTTGAACATGTGATAATCAATCTTCTTGCCATCAAGCCTTCCCCTAACCTGACCTTTTGCACCGGTTCCCATTCCGTCACCATCCCATATAAACTGGTCAGCACCCAACTCCAGCGCATTATCAATGGCCCAGTCCATAGCCTCATCAATCTCGCCTCTGTCTTTTTCCTTGATACACGTAACTATTGAACCATGCATGGCAGCAAAGCCCTTGTTATCCTTGCCCTCGTCTGCTGGATCAGTAGCGCAACGTATAGCCCCGTGAGGCTTAAACACGTTCTTTAATCGATCAATCTTATGGGCATCAATACAGGCATCAACCCACTCTGATTTGATAATTGATCCCTCTACCTCGTCGTAATACTTGCCTAGCCATTTGTGATCATATTCAGATCGAGATAGCTTCTCGTAATCATCAGCCCTCTCTTGCTCAAGTCCAGAAGCCTCAAACCAGTCTTTAGGCATATCTGTGTAGTTCATCTCAACAACCATAATCAGGTCGTCTTCATAGAATCCGCATCTGCCAAGCTCCTTTTCTGCTCTTGAGAGCCATTTTTTAGCTATAGCGCCATTCCTTGCACCCCTGTTCATAGTGATAATTATTTCTGGCATCTTTACATCATGGCCAGCTAATAACCTCTCAGTATCCTTTGCATTGAGCCGAACAGAAGCCGTTAATACTCTCAGCGTGTTTTCTGATATATCTTCCCCTTCCTCAATCCACATACCATCAATACCGGACAAGGTAGACTTCAAGCTTGATATATTCCTGGACAGCCCTCGATAGAATGCCCTTCCACCTGTTGCATGGACAATAGATGTTTTGGTATCAGAGAATCCTTTTAGCCCAACCCGATCAATCTCATCAAGAATTGTACGATGTACCGACTCTTCTATTGAGTTTTGGTTTTCCCTTGCACAACACCATAGCTCACCTCTGGACATCTTAGCGGCTACATAATCGGCAATACCTGTAGACTTTGTTGACCCTCTGCCACCTACAATGATCTTAATCCGCTTTCTTTTAGTGAAAATAGGATAAAGCTTATCAACGTATTCTATGTTTACAGGGGCGTTCATTCGCTACCAACAGGGATAAAGGATATTTCTTGAATCTGGATAGGTCCACCGTCCGCCCCAGTAACCTCTGAGCTTTCTTTCAATCCTAAGTCTCTTGCTATTATGTTCGCATTTAAAAGCCCTGCTGAAGCTCCTGTGAACTTCTGATCCCTTATTACATTAAGGACTGCGCTTGTGACTTCTAAGAAACCGTCTTTTGTTTTGTAGTTTTGCCACGTTTGATTACATATATCCAGGTATAGGCATAAGCCACTTTCAGTCAT